GTATCCGACAGTTCCTGGATAACCAGGCCAAGCGGGTCACCCTCATTGGCGGAGACTTCAGGAGCCTTGTGAACCATGACGCGCAGGAGATTGCCCTTGCTCATCTTGGCTTGTTGGCGAACGCCGTCCTTTTCAACCGTAAAGGCTGCAACGGATTCAGATTCCGGCTCTGCACTCAGAACCGTGTAGCCTTCGGGAAGCTGTTTCTTGATGCGCGCAAGAAACTCCGGGTGTACGTTTTCCAAGGACATTGCCGTTACTCCTTCTTATCGCCTTTAGGTGCTTTCTCTTTAGGCTCTGCGGCTGGGAAGATCTGAGTATTGATACCGCTAACCGCTTTGCGGATACCTGACACCAGTTTCTTGTGGGCAGTGACTTTCTCTTTTACCTGTTTGATCGATTCTTTCGTAGCAGCGATGCTTTCCTGAACCGTCTTCTTGGCAGTGCCAACAACTTCCTTGTTCTTCTCGTCCTTGCCCGCTGTCGCACTGGCTGCCGCTTTCAGATCAGCCAGGCGCTTTTGAGCAATGTTCATGAGCTCTTGCAAACCGGCCGCAGGACCCTGTTGCTTTTGCAGCAGACCCAAAAGCTTGTCGAGGCAAGAGGATGCATCAGACTTCGAGTTGAGACCGCCCACGATAGCGCTGAACGCACCCGATGGATCAGACTCGGCTGCCAACTTAACCAGACCCGCTTTAGCTGCTGGGTTGATCTGATCACCGCTGCCTTCTTTAGAGGCTGCCAGATCTTTCTTGTTGTTGTCAGCTGACTCTTTAATCGCTTTGGTATCCGCCTCGCCATCGTTAGAAGTGAACCACTCCTTAATAGCAGCGAAAGACTCTGTGATCGCCGTCCAGGCTTTCATTGCCATATCCTTGATGCCGTCAAGGATCGCGCCTTCTGTACCCTCTACGGAGCTCAGACGAACGTTGTTGGCATTGGCCACACCGATGAGGTAGTTGGCCGCAGGAGTGTTCTGACCGTTCAGGTAATCTTCCATACCCTGGATCAAGTTCATGGTGTGGTCAACTACACAGCCGCAATCACAATCAGCATCTTTGCGGCAGTCTTCAGGCTCGTCGAAGTTAACCGCCTGTGGTTCTGGCAGGTCTTCGAGTTGTGCAGGGGAGAACTCTTCCGCACCCATGAACATGCCCAGGCGACTGGTCGCAAACACGTCGATGATGTTCAGCACTTTCTCGGCGTATTCGATTGCACGGATATGGACTTGGGCACCCACGAGGTTAGGGGCTTCATGACCCTCATATACCTCGATGAAGTACTGGAGTTTCTTGTGAGCGAATTCAATCCACTCTTCAACCGCAGACCCTGACATGTTGTCCATGGTCTTGTTACCCAGCGCACAGACCTGCATGGCCACAATGCGCTCTTGAGTAAAGGTACCGTTCTGAGCGTCCTTCAACAGCTCGTTCAGGTACTGGTTGACTGGCCAGTTAACTTCCAGCTCGCTACCGTCGTAATACGCCAGGCGATCTTCCAGCGCCGCCACGATACTGAACAGACGTTCCTTTGCAGGAGATGTGTCCGCATCAGCGTCGTGATCGATAACGTAGTCCAGACCCATGGAGCGGAGCAAATCAATCATCACCGGATTCTTTTCAGGATCCAGGCTTCCCGCTTTACCCGTCAGCAACAGACTGACAAGCCCCAGCTCGAAATACAAATTCATTCCCTTCTCCTTACAAATACTTAATGACGACCGTGCCACGGTAGTACGTGGCTCGGCGAGCCGTTACGTAGAGGAACCCCTCGCTCGTACCCAGCTCTACTTCGAATCGGGTCAGGTCGCTCAGACCAACCAGCCGCATCCAGTTAAAGAACAGAATGCTCAGATCATCACCAGTACCTGTCTGATCAATAGCGGACAAGGTCACGATGCTTTCTTCTACCCGGCCGTCTACGAGAGCGTCTACGGCTTGCAGGTCGGTTTGCTCAGGCATGCCAAAGGTCAGACCACTGATGTCCTGAGGGATACCTTTAAACAGTTCCCCCAGGTCAACCTTTTCGATAATCAAGCCGGCGCCTACGGTGCCTTGCTCAGCGTAACTGAACGCGTCATCACTAACCGAGCGCCCAGCACCGAAACGTGGGTTCAATCCATCAATACCCTGTTGCTCCATGGCAGTGGCAACCAACAAAGTTTTGTTAAAGCAATTCAAGCGCATAATGGATTACCCTTTGGTTTCTACGCTGCTTTCAACAATAGCGGTATGAGAGTTGTAGACCTTGAACAACAGAGTCTCCAGCAACTTAACGCCAGCCATACTGTTACGCACGATCTCATTAAGACTGTTGGTCAATTGCTTGGCCACAGCCTCGTTATTGACTTCGACCACGTTGGCGAATTCAAGACTGCTATTGAGCCCTTTAATGAAGACCTTCTCCAGCTCAGTCGATTTCTCAATCGTGCTTTGGAACGTGGTGTTCATTGTAGTCAGATCACCGGCCAAAGTACGGGTGGTGGTCTCACTGCTGATAAAGCCGGCGTTCTTGTCCGACTCGAGCAGATCAGGATCTGGCTTCAGAGACAGCTTGCCGTGCGCAGTGATCGACACGTACGTCCCGCCGATGAACAAGGCAGGGTCTTTACCGAAGATGCGGACAATGGCGTCGTGATGGTCTTTGAAGAGCTTCTCCAACTCATCCTTGCCTTTGCTCAACTGACCTTTCTTCAGGTAAACACTTTCAGCCGTGTTGACCGTCTTCTTGATCTCGTTGATATACTCAACGGTCTTGGCGTTGGCTTTCTTCCAGTCTTCGCCGGCCTTCTTCATCCAGTCCAGGTTAGCTGGAATCTTGGCCTTGCTGGCCCACACACTGACATAACCAGCGGGGTAATGGGTGAAGTGTTGCTTAACCCCATTCTTGTCCAGTTTCTCGATGAGGTTCTTGTTCTTGCGAGCCGCTACTTCTTTCTTACCAGTAAAGAAGCTGAAGACCCACTTGAAGAAGTTCTTCACAGCCGTGATCAAAGAACTGACCATGTCTTTAACCCAGCTCATGAAACCTTCAGTACCTTGAACGCTGTCAAGATCCTGTTTGCGGGGGATGTGCGAAAAGATGTATTGGTAGTACAACGACTCCGTACCGGACACCTGGTCGTATTCGTCCGACAGGTCTTCGATCTTGTCATCTGGAGCATCCACAACGCTCTCAGGATTCTCGGCGTTGTAGAGTGCTTCAACAGTGGGTGTATTGATAAAACGTCGAGCAAGCACTGGCTGCGTCATGGTTAAAGTACCTGTTAAAAAGGATATGTAGCAAAACCTATAGCATCCCTTGAAAAAACAAAATGCGGCCATAAGACTACTAAGGGCGATTGCTCGCCCTTAGTAGCTACCTTACGGTATTACGGCAACTGCTACAGCACCTTACAGGTGAGCAGCAACGCAGTCCAGCACGGCGCCAGCGGAGTTGATCGCCACTTTGGTCACGTTGGTGGCCATGGTGGAGGTCGAGCTGTAAACAGCTTTGACCAGGTTGACCTGACCGTTGACTTCAGCCGACTTGTCAGCATCGCCACCTTTGATCGCGTTCAGGGAACCCACAACGCGGTCACGCTCAGCAGCGCTGAAAGCTTTGGCCACTTTGGTGTTGCGGATGAACGCACCGGTGCCACGCACTTCGGAGATCGCCTTCAGCAGAGCCGACTTGTCGGACTTCGACTTGACTTCGCCGGAGGTCAGTTTCTTGGCTTCCGGGTCTTTCATGACGACCATCTTCAGCGAGCGAGCGGCCGCGGCAGCTTCTGCCATGGTCTTGATGTCGCTGTCGATGTACGAGACCTGAATGCGGATACCGTTCATCACGCCGATCAGGACGTCATGGGTACCAGCTTTCTTCTCGTTGTACTTGCCGGCCGCCTTGGCGTCGGTTTTGATGGCAGAGATCAGGCCGCTGTAAGCCGACTTGAAGTCTTCCAGGCTGATGCCGGAAACGTTCTTGCCCAGCTCGGTCAGTTTGGCGATCGCGCCTTGAGTGGCTTCGAAGCCAGCGGTTTTCGCGGTACCCAGGCCGCCTTTGGCGTAGTCGATGTAGACGTTCCAGCCGCCCAGCTTGACGGTTTCTTTCAGCTTGGTGCTGTCTTCCAGGCGCTTCTTCAGCTGGTCGCAACGACGTTCCAGGCCAGTGGCCTTGTCGAAGATCGACACGAAGAAGTTGATGACGGTGTTGAAGATGTGCTTGATGAACTCGATGGCTTTCTTGCCATATTCCTTGATCGAGTCCATGATGCTTTCCAGACCCTGGCGAGCATACATTTCAGCAGTCGAAGCGTCGGTGATCGACTCGGCGCCCATGCGGTCGCCCTGGATGTTCGCACCCAGCTTGTTACCGAGCTTAACGCCGCGGTTGTACAGCTGTGCGAAAGCCAGTGGGTTGAAGTTGCCGGAGTTGATCAGGGATTCCATGCCTTCAACGACTTCGGTCGCTTCTTCCACGGCTTCTTCCAGGTCGTCGACCTTGGCAACCAGCTGCTCAACAGCAGTCGATTGCTCTTCGATCGCCACGGTCACTTCGGCGATTTCGGTCTTGACGACGTCTTCAACTGCGTCGACAACGGCTTCGCCGCCTGCACCTTCCAGACCCAGTTCTTCGGCGCCTTTGTACATATCGAGAATATCGTGCATCACATGTATCCTTTTTCGTTAACGAAGGAAATTTGAGTGTTTAATTAAACATCAAGCGAAAACACCAAGCACACCATGAATGTACCTGTCGGTGTAGCTGACCACCCGAGGAGTGAATCCGCTATAGAATGCCAAGGCATTGGCTTCGCCGTTGAGGAGTTTCTCACCCTCTGCTCGCGCACTTGAACTAACCTTATCCAGCTTGCTAAGGTTAGCGTCGACGGTTTTCACCATCTCTGCCCAGCTCTTGATAAAGCTCAAGTAGCCGTCATAGGACGTCTTCAAGCGTTTGTGCATAGAGTTGATCTTGTCCAGCTTGGTCAGCAAAGCACTGACTTCAGACTTGGACAGAGTCACAGAGGACCCAGCCTCAGCAGGTGCGTCACCACCTATAACATATTTCGGGCTCTTGCCGTCACCGTATACACATTCCCAGACCTTGCCACCCGGCAGGGTATCTGAGTACGTCGAAGTGCCCTTGGAGTGCGGCAACTTAAACGCAGGGTACTTCAAGGCTTCAAACTCCTCCACAATGGCGAAGATGTTCTCAGACGAAGAAGCGCCTTTGAGCTTACGGGCAACCAGAAGCTGCTTGTCCAGGTAACTCAGAATCTCTTTGCTGTGCTTATCCAGTGCATCCAACGTGCTCAGCAGAGTGTCCATATCATGCCCAATATGGCCGATATCGCCGTTGGCGGTAATCAGAGCAATCGTGGTTTTGCTGAGGTTCAACTCGTGATCCTCGACCTTGCTGAAGTTTTGCGTCAGCTTACGGATCAAGGTGTCGTTGTCACTGAAGGCACGATACAGACCAGAGCCTGCGGCGCCGAGAGCCTTGCCAAACAGGTCGATAGTCTTGCCACCCACCCACTTGCTTACTTCGAACATACCAGAGCCAAGCTCTTTAACGTTCTCCATAAAGTCCTCGTTACCCTCAACCTGAGTCTTCAGGCGGTGAGGCAAGACCAACAACTGACCGCCTGCCAGGCTGATCACATGCTGGTTATCAATCATGTCCAGGTGATTGTCCAGGCACTGGCGGTACAGACTCTTAGAGCTGCTCATGACGAGCCTCCTTACGGCGTGTTGGCCTTAACCGAAAGGTTGGATACTTCGATCAAGCCGTGGATGACCAAGGTCAGGTAATTGGTCAGGGTGGCCCGCAGCGTCAGCAGCTCGATCTGGTTGCGACGAACAATCGAGGAGAAGGCACTGAGCACCTTGTCTTTCAGTTCATCGTCCATCTGCGACTCGTAGATGCCTTTGGCGACATCGTTGTAGTCGCTGTCAGCGAGCTTGTACTTATCACCCGCTTCGAAGACCTTGCTCCATTCCTTCAGCAGTTCTTTCAGGTGTTTTGCAATCACCTTGATCTGCTGAGTCGAGAGGCTCTTCACTTCGTTACCCAGTTTCGGGTAAACGATCTCGGAACTGTTCTCGAAGCCGGTCTTTTCTTCGTTGAGGTAGATGTAGAGGAATTGATCCACATCGTCCGGGGTGTGCATGCGGTAGTTCGGTTTGGTCTGACGGATGTCAATGAAGTACGCACCGCCCATCAACTCAACCGACTGTTTCGCAGTAACACGACCAGTGGAGAAGTCTTTGTTGGGTTTGTTACATTCCTTGAACGGGGTCGACGGCAGTTGAGACGGCAGGTCGAGGAAACGTTCCAGACCGGTCTGTTGATCCAATCCTGCAAACCCGCCAAAGAAGCTCAGGACTGCATTCATGTTGTTCTTGCTGTTGAGGTAGTAGTTCGAACTCAAAGCAGAAACAGTACGGCTCAGCTTGCTCACATCACCGACCCAGTCACCGCTGACCTGACCGTTCACCTTGAACAGGTTGAACAGACGAGCGCCCAGCAACAGGTTCTCACGGCCTTCATCAAACTTCGGAGTGGATTCAATACCACGTTCCAAAGCATCCACGGCATCAACCAGACTGTCGTGGTTTTGGGTAAAGACGATGTAGGCTTCGCGGAAACCGTCGTTGATACGGACCACAACTTCCTTCGACTTGCGGAAGAAGTCCGCCAGGAAGCTCTCACAGCCCATCAGACGCGTCAGAAGGTAATCCTCCGGCATTAGGGTTCGTCCGAGCGCTTCAGCGCCCTCAACAGCGTCCAGACCGCTTGCAGGCGGAATGTCGACACTGGAACGCAGAAGAGAAGCATCCATGACTTCAGCCAGCTCAGGTGTCACATGGTGGGGCTCAGCGCTTTCCAGCACAGCCTTAACCATGTTGACCCGATCCTTGCTGTTCTCCAGGCGGTTCTGGAAACGATCGAGGTCGCTGGTATCTTTGGCCAGGCTGACAATCTCGGCAGACTTCACCGCGGAGATTGCAGCCATTTCAGCGGCCAGTTGGAGTTCCTGGTTAATTTGACCCATAGTAGGTCTCTCCTCCAAGGAGCAAGAAGATGCGTCCGACGACGCCTGCTCCTACGCCAGCCATCAGGCGATAGAGGTCGTTGTCGTAGACCATGTCCCCATCCTGCAAGAAAGCGGCATGACCGCCTTGACGAGAGGTGGGCGTGTATGTACCGTAACGAGTACTGTTAGCGTCCTGGAGTTTGTTCTCCTGGATACCAACCGACGTGATCAACTGACGATGACCACAACGACCATTCAGGTAATGAATGATGTCGCGGATCAAATCAGCCAACGGACCTTTGCCGTTATCGAAGTTGACTTCCATCCACCCTGCGAAGGAAGTACCGCACAGGGCAGTGACCTCGCGCAGGGTTTCGATGGTGACGTCGCCCTTCATGATCAGTTCGAAGTCCTGGTACGCATCCTGACGGAGGTACTTGAGGTTCTTGAACATCGCAGCCAGTTCGCCATCACCGAGGTGAGCGCTGACGTACCCGTTGTTACCCCGGCGAAATTCAGGCATAGTCGGCCTCGATCTCGGAAATGGTGTGGTCGTGGCGGATGATCTTGTCCTGGTAGATCTCGATACGACGATCCAGTTCAGGGTCGTTCGTGCCGTTACGCAGGTTGATCGCTTGCGAGATCTTCATGGCGAAGTACTCGTTGTCGCGGCGCATC